CTCCATCTGATCGGTTGGTCTTCTTGCTATTTTTAAATAGCCTATTAGACTTTCTAAGTATGTCTCATTATCATCGTATCCTTGTACTGCATGGATATAACAATCGTGTATGTTATCCCATTCAACGATTATATTACGACCTGCTTTTATCTGAGCCCTTGCTATGAACTCGTCATCATACTGTGCTTTTTGCCCAGCGACTCGTGTCATTAAATCTTTTCTATTTACCATCCCCATGGTTACTCACCTTTTATTAATACGTAATCAAATATTGCATTAGTTAATGCAGTTGTTGGATCGTCAAGATTTGCTAATTGTAATGCAGGTTCAGGATGCGTAACACCAGTATAGACGTATCTTTCTGGTTTTAGTATCCCGTAAATCACTATCCTGCTATCGTCCCACCCCTCAACTTGCACTATTGAAACTTGGTCAGGGTAAAGCATTGAATCTGGATCGTCCAGTCCACCTTCATTTCTATCTATTAAATGTAAATTAAAATGGTTGAGATTCTTTAATTTAAAGTCATGTCTAATCTCCGCATATACTATATGCCCAAATTGCACATTCAAACCACTATAATAACCTTTGTATCTAAACTTATTCTTTTTATATTCATCATCCAAGAAACCATTACCAGTATAATCTACTGGTATCTTGTTTAATGCTATCTGCCCTACACGATATTGATGTAATGGTACTCTCGGCCTTGCATATATGACAGCTTGGTCATTCCCTATTTTTGTTATCTTCCATCTGTTCGTTGCCTCAAACCAATCGCCACCATACATTTCAGTAGATGGACCAGCATTAATATCATGAAAATCTAATATCTTAGTAGTCTTACTTACAACAACGTGATTGTTATGTTCTACCGTTAATTCGGTCGCTACCTTTGCAGTATCGCCACCAGGAGTATTGGGAGATTTTGCATACGGCTTATTACCGCCATCACCACTACCTCCTGCTTCTTCTACTGCTGCATTACCATTATCTGCCCATAAACGAAGACGTCTCATTTCCTCGTTACTCATCGAGGCACCAGCTTGTGTTTCATAAGTACGGACATCTTGCACAGAAAGCTTCGTTTGTTTTGGAACAACTCCCCTTTGTCTCGCTGTGCTTAATGGGACTTCTTTAGTCTTTGTAAACTGACTCGGTCTTTTAGGTAATCTTCTCATGCTAAATACTTCCAAATAGGTCTTATATGTGCTACTATACTATTTAACAATGTGTTATTCTCACCATATATTTCTATAGAGTAAGCAAGTGGCTTCGCTAAATCATCGATGTCTTCTTTATAAGCAAACGGCAATTCTATTTGCTCTTCGTATGTTCTTGGAACCATTTCTAAAATATTCTTCTCAGTGCCATGCAATACAGTTAATGTGCTTAAGTTTGGACTATCTACTGTTGGTGGGAAGTTGTATACTTCCTCACTGTTTCGATAGCCTATTTCATCATCGTTTGTAAAATCATTAGTATGCATATATCTTCCCATCACTGCATCGTAAGGTAATGAATTTATAATTATTCTTATTTCACCATGAGTATAATAATGCACTAACAACTTCCGTAATCTCTTTATTAAAGTACTTGCTCCTAAATCTTGTATTACTGTATGGTAATATGTTTTTATTCCAGTAGGTCTATTATGCGGTTGTGGATTAATTATAGTGTTATTGTAATCCATTCCTGAGTCCAGATATGCAGGTCGTCTCCAATCGCCACTATTATTCCTCGTATTGATTATACTATTCGTAAATTTCATTGAACTATCAGGATCGTAGATAACATCATAACTATGATGTGGTGTTTTTTCCAACGTCATTAATAGCCTTTCTCTATCTGCAGCTACTGGAGTTGAAGCCGAATTTCTTCGCATCCTAAATATCCATTTGTAATTATCTGAAGGCGTCTCTTTGTATATCATTGCCAAGTAATCAGAGTAACTTTTAGCATTTTTGCTGAGATTATAATACTTTGGCAGTATATCGGCACTCCGCATTGTACCATCACTGTCATTATAATAAATCTTGACTGCCTGCTCGCCACGTGTTGCTAATGAATAAAACGCCTTATCATTAACTGATTGCACCATTTGAATCTCTTCAAATATATCTTCTGATGCTACCGTCATTGGATAAGCATATTTAGTAACATATTTTTTATCTATGTTATGAACATAAACATTTCCCTTAGTTCTCTTTAAATTATTACGTCCCTTATCAATCTCGTTGCCAAACTGCATTTCTTCATATACATCACTTTGTATATAATAAATGTTTTCATCATGTATAACTAAATCATTTACACTAACTAATGCAGGGTTCCCAGTCGTTCCTGTAAATAATTGCCATCCATATACATTACCAATCTTCTCAACTTTATTAACATAAGGTAAGTTTAAATAAATCTCATTATGCACTTGATTGTATCCAGCACTTATATCCCTTACACTCTCTAAATTTTTCATAATCTCAGCAAGTTCAGTATGGTACATAGTATCTACTGGAGTCCATGTATTATTGTCATATAATAAAAATCCTTGATTCGATAAGAAATATAAATTGTTATTTACATTAATTAAACTATTTGGTGCAATACAACCTATATTCTGTGATATTATATCTGTTCTTGATATTGGAGGTGTCTCGGCTTGTACTGTTAATCTATGAATAGAGTTCTCTTTGAATACCGTTAAGTTTCCATATTGCACTTCCAATCCAGTTATTTGATCGCCATCACCACTTGCAACCTCAGTAAAGTTTTCTGCTTTAATCCAGTTTGGCTGATAAGGCTCTGCCCACCTAACACCACTTTCGTAAGTTATTTCTGTCGGTCCGCAGTATCCAAGTAATTCAGTTCCTACCTGCCCTTTATCTACAAATATACCAAGTGCATCATCCTCTAATTCTATCTTGCCAATATACTTGTAAGATATAACTGGTTTCCATGGCAGTGGCTGTTCTGCTCTATATATCTCCAACGACTTTATAGAGGCATTATATGGATGAGGCATTAAATATAATGCAACAATAAATTTATTTTTTACTTTACTTTCTGGATATTCCAATATAGAAAGCGGAACTATTCTTATCATCGCTTCTCGTGATCTAACACCACTCTCGTCTACAAACACATATTTATATCCATAAGGAAGCATACTAAGTCCTTCGTCTGCTTTTATGATTTGATAATTTGTTATTGGTGTCTGGTATAATGGGACTAACTTGCACGCTGAAGATTTAATATCTTCTCTTGGTGATAATGGCTGGTAAGTTTCATCGAAGTTCGCATAAAACATTGTCTCATTTACAACAGCATTAAACCTTGATTTAACTGGATAGTATATCCCATCATAATCATTTGGCGATGAGGAGAAATCAACAGCATCATCCAAAACATCATCAAAGTAATATATGCCAAGCATATTATCGGTAGTGCCATCACACATAATATAATCAGGAGTGTAAGGAGTATTATTCCCTATACCATTAGTTACACGAGATTCGTGCACATCAACTGCAGATGTTATTCCTGCACCCTTTACTCTCTCTATAGTTACAGTATCCACTAATCCGTAATTCTCAGGAGAATAGTTATTATCCATTGTAGCTCTTGTCCTGAAAATTAATAATCTTTTTGCATTTTGTGGCACAGCAGTATGCGGTATCTTTAATCCTATGCGAGGGGATTTGAATAAACTTGATGATGTAAAATAACTGGTTAATTGCTCTATGCCTATAAATCTTGCTCCAGGTAAATAAGCATAAACATCTACGTTGTTTGTCGCCTTAGAAGCCTGTGGCACTAAATAACACTGCCCATAAGCATCTATTCTTCCTTGATCAACTTTCCATAGTTTTGTAGTGCCGTAATAACTGTTATAATCAACTGCCACCCTTTTAAAAGCATCATAATTATCGTGGCTAATTCCTATTATTGGGACATAGTCTAATATATTAGGTAATGTAGGATCTGGGTAGTAGAATAACTTTGATCTATCTTTAATATCAAATAGATGTAATTCAACCTTTCCTTCAATAACCATACGTTCTATAACTTCAGACGGAATATCGCCGTTTATATAATTTAGATTATCTGCCGCATTACTTGTTCCACGCAGTAGTGTGCGTCCCCATAAATCCGTACTCAGCCCAGTCTCTTCTATCTTAATGCCTCCCCAGTCAGCTACAATCTGTAGCGTGCAATCTTTTTCAAGGAAATCAAACCTATCAGTTAAAACTATTCCACTTACATTGTATGTTTTACCTGTATTCGATCTTATATTTCCACCATAAGGTTCTACTCGTACCTTAAATATCTGCACATTTAGACGTAACGGTTCTGCTAATATTCGTGAGCAACCAGGAGCAAGTCTTAAATTACCTTCTATGTCAAACAAAGTATTAACAGTAAAACCTTTATTGCCATCTGGGAAGCAATGAATGACAAGTCCCCCAGTGCTGGCAAACAGGTTTTCATCTACATTCCCTTTTTCATCATAATTGTTAAAAGGAGCCCATACTTCCAAATGCTTTGTGTTATGCTCGTTTTCTTCACTTGTAGCATCATATAAGTATACCGATTCTATAACTGGAGTTTCTATTCTAATCCCTTTATCTGGAGCCTCAACTGTAATAGCTGTTGTTATATCTCCATACTCATGGTTAGTAGGTCCTGGATCTAAATCTACAATATTGCCTTTATCGTCATATATTTTCTTGCCAACTACTTTGTAATTCTTAATACCAAATCGATGGTTTTGTTTTCCATATAAGACCTCTTTTAATTTGAAATAATTAACACCCAAGTCGGTCAATTCGCCCAAAGTATCTACTAACTTTGGATTAATGCTATATTTACCATCTTTGAAATAATAATATTCCTCGTTGTTAAGATTGTAAATATAATCTTTTTCAGTTTTAGTTAATGGAACAACCGAGTCTTCAGGGTCACTTCCCGTCTCGTAAGAACGCTCTATATCTGCTTCATTTAAATTTAAAGGTCTTTTGTAGTCTACTGCTTCTATATCTTTATCTGGAGTTGCAGACCACAATATATCAGGTACTAACAACGGTGTGCTTGCTACTGAGTAATCGCCGTCACCGTAATCCCATACAAACTTATATGCCCATCCCGATACTGGTACTCGCCTTCCATACTTATCAACATCTGCAAGATTAGTTAAACGTGGCACGCCAGACGTATTTTTATCCCAGTCCTTATCTATATCTTTTAAGAATGGCAATGTAGTAATATTCTCCTTGCCAACAGTTGGATAATAATTTAATTCCAAGTCTTGCCATATATAAACACCACTTGCTTTTTCAGTTATCTCTTTATTCGTTTCCGTGTCTATATACTTCTCTTCTTCAAACTCCAACGGCTTAGATATGTCTGTAAACTCAGTCGCTATATCCTCGTTAGTATATCTGTAATATGGTTCTTTTGCCATAACATGATTTTCCTCTACAATCAAATCACGGATATATGCCGATTCGTTAGGAAGCCAAACTAATCCTACTTCATTAACATAAACAATTTCTGAGAATAAAGATCTTTCCCGCACTCCCTTTGCTAATATAAAGGATTCTGATGCATCTACTTTCTGCGAGCCACCATACGTATCTATCATCCCAATTTTACCTTCACTTGGGTTGATGGTTGTCTTCGTCCATCCTTTCTCTGCTGTATATTTGTATAATGCCATTTCGTGTGTTACGCCAACAGTCGCATCATTCTCTTGCGAATTACCAAATCGGTAATCTGCTACTACTATATCAATATCAAAGACCTGCTTGCAATTTGGGAATACCTGAAACTCAGGAGGTAGACCTGGAGTTGCTTCTTGCTCGGTTGGATGGTTAATCTCTTTGATAAACATATCGCCGTTTATCTTATCTGATACTATTAGTTTATACCTATACTGGTTCATATTCACATATTGCGATATCCACTCATCTTCATTAGCAATAGCCACGTCCAACATCCTAACTGGTGCATATAAGTTCACTATACCTTTAGGATTGCTCTTATATTCGCCCTGATGAGTTGCCCTGGTATGACCACCGATTGTATCTTTAAGTATCATAGTGCAAGGTATTTCACGGTCCTTCCACACGCCTTCAATTGGCACAAATATAAATCTTGCATAGTTAGTCTTATCTACACCTGCTGGTATATCACTACCATCATCATCTGTATCTACACCTTTAAATGGATCGGCAAGCCCTTCTTTCTGCCGAATATAATAAACTATGTATTTCGTAGCATCGAGCATTCCTTTTGATACATCAAAATGGCTATAATCTGATTTCGCCCCTGGCACACTTAATTCACTAATACCAAGTATTCCTAAATTATTTTTCCAGCCCAGAAGGCAAATAGCACTGTCATATCTTAATGCATCAAATACGCCAAAGCTGGTACCATTGCGAGATACCAGCTTATCGCTCTTTTCAATTCGCAAATTAAGTATATCCTGAGCAACACCTTGTTCAGGCTTCACTCTTGATACTTCACTCGCCAATCCTTGAAATTGGTTTATTTCTATTCGCTCGAACATCTATTTAACTAACTTCTTTATCTTAGTAAATGGACCTTGAGTAGTATTGGCAGCATTAATAGAATCTTTCCTTGCTAATTCTTGTTTTTTGTAATTTTTAACCCTTGCGTCAGATTCAGCAATATCTTTTGCAAATTGAGTAGAATCTGCCACTCTTTGTTTTTCCGCCATCTGCTTGGTAAACATTTTTTTCTCATGCGGTCCAGTGTATTGTACTTTATCTATATCGGGAAATGCTTGCTTTGCCCTCTTAGATTCCACCCTTTTCGCTGATTTTTCTGCATTAATTTTTTGTTGTATTTCTTTTGGTGTTGGCATAATGCCTCCTTAATTATTAATGGTTAATATTATTTTTTATATTTAGATTGAAAATCTGTATTCGCTGTTCCTGTTTGTTGTGGTAATGGCCACACTCTATTCGCTCGCCACGTCTGTTTGTCTTTTGCTAAGTTCTCGTATTTATCAGCTTCTCCTGCTCTTTGTCCTTTGAAGTACTTATGCCATTCAAGATATTTATTAGGTTCTTCTTTGTAGGCATTCTTCACAAACGTATCTATATCATCGCTATTAGGATTACCTGCAACCTCCCAATGCCATAACTCTATCGTCTTCCCTTTTGCAATATCCGCATTCATTAAAGACTCTTCAAAAGGATTATACGCTCCATGCTTTTCGCCTGCCTTCTGTACTATCCTATATGACGGAGCTAAGAAAGCCAACGTCCTGTAATACAAATGCTGAGGCTCATATTTATTTACATCAAGCAACGTCCCAATATATGGATCTAATGTGCCCTCGCCAACTCTTGTTCTTATGTAATTATCAAATTTTTGTTTGTTCTTTGCATTGCTAAAGAATCCAGGACTGATTACTCCTGTTGTAACTCCAGCTTTCTTTAAAACATTTGATGCGTCTTTCTGAAACATTTCTACAAAGTTGCCATCAAATGCTCTGTAAAAACCATGATTAGAAGTCCCAGGCATTGCTGCTAATTTCGGTTTATTCTTTGCAGTTGTTACTTGCACACCATAAGGTCTATATACTTCTGATACTGCAATACCTTTCGGCATTAAACTTTGAATATACGGATTGTTTTGCACTTCTTGCATAAATGGAATAAATACTTCGCCAACTTCAGCAGGCATCCCTACCTTGCCACCACCTGCCGTTTTCATTGACGGGTCGTTTGTCATTTTTATTGCTTTGTTTTTATGCATTATACCATTACTATCTAGAGCAACGTGATACAACATATCCTCTGGAGTTAGTCTTAAGTTTGCAAGACCCGACATCCCAGCAACTGGCACTTCAGGTTCTATCGGCTTCGCTGTTACTACCTTCACTAGCTGCTGAGGCTGTGGCTGTGGCTGTTGCTGTGGCATTAGCGGAGCTAGTTTATCTTGTGGATCAATAAAGTTGTTCACACCTTTTATTATTTTTTTAAATAAGTCCATGTCTTTTTATGAAAATGGTGCATACATATAATAAGGATCGCCTTCTTGGAATAAAGTAGGTTTGTTCCTCTTTGCTCTCTCTACGTCCATTAAGAACGTATCCATAAATACTCTGTAATTAGCATTACCCTTTGCTCTTATAAACTGCGATAAAGCATATTCAATAAATGCTTGCTCGTATTGTTGTAAGAAAGGATGTAGCCTCTTCGTTGAAAACTGATAAAAGAATCTCGTCATTGGACCACCAGGTACTCCAGCCAAGACTTCGTCTAATGGATACCAAGAGTTATAAGTTGGAGGTGCTGTTGTTAAATCATCAGCCTGCGTCCAATATTGGTTATTACCAAATGCTTTTAAATCTGGTATATATCTAAAGTAAAAATCTTCTTTCCATTCTGGATATGTTAGTATCTTCATATCCCATATCGTTGCAATGTAATTAGTCTTCCCAGGTTGTCGCAGCCATATATTAGGATACGGCACTTTCATTTTACCATCTACTTCTACATTCCTTGCTCGGAAGTATTGCGTTGGAGATAGAAACGTTACGTGATAAGATTCATTGCTGTTTAATACATTTAGTAAATCTGTATTCGTAACTGCAGTCTTAATTGCTTTTATTTCTATATACCTCTTGAGGTCTTCAGGCACATACACATCGCCATTAGCATCAGGAGTTAAACGCACATTCTTTTCCACATATTCAGTATCAAGTTGGAAAATCTGAATACCACGAGTTAAGAACCGCATAAAAGCAACTTCTGTAACATCTAATTTTTCTACATACAATTTTGCTGTATCTTGAAAATCAGAATACATCTCCATGAAAGTAGAACTCATCCTTTATTCTCCTGTAACACTTCCACCTTCATTGCTTCCTCTTCGTAATAGTTTTGATTATTTAGTTGATAACTATTCTGTAGCTTCCGTCTCAATAGTCCTATATCAGTTGTCGGCATATATTTCTGCATGACTCTTTTTATAACTTCTAAAATAACAATTTCTTGTGAATCTAAAGGCAATAAGTTATCAACATCACTATTTATATCGAGCAAGTCTAAAGCCCTTACATACCATATTTCCAACACCAATCGCCCTGCTGCAACTTCAGTTGCTACATAAGGAGCATTTCCTATTGCAATCTTTATTTCTTTTAAGTTATTTGAGTGATAAACATAAGCATACATAGGGTCGTCAAATCTTGGTAGCATCCATTTATTGAGTACAGCACCATATAATTCCTGCAATGTAGATGGTCTCGCTTCGTATCGGTTAAATATCACATTATCATTATCCACATAAACTGCCACTGGTCTTATAAAAGCATCTGGCATTGCAAATGAATAAACAACATATTGACTTGTTGGGTCATAATTCTGATCAATATATTTTGCGTCTATGCTGGCTAAGTTGAAATTAGTCTTAAGTATACTGCCAAATCTATTCCCAAGAAACGGCAATAATCTTATTTGAACTTCCCGTCTCGCAGCATTTAATTCATGCAACAACTCAAAAGTATCGATTGTTAAACCAACAACCATTCTATCGAGTCTTAATTTAATCTCATCAATGTATTCTTTTGCTTTCATTTCTTTTTAGTTGTCTTAAATTTACTGCGATTATCTTCGACCATTGTTTCTATCTCTGCTTTCTCGATAACATTCGCCTGCCGATTCCTTTGATATAAACTACTTTCCGTCATCTCTAATTCTCTGTAGACCACTTTCATATACTCCATAGACTCGCCAGGTGTTAATAACCTTATCAATGTATGTAGATAAACTAACTCTATATATTCATAAGGCATTACAAGTGTATCAGTATCTGAATATAACTTCAGTGGATATGCGTGGTACGTAAATTCCCCAGTTGCTGTGCTTGTTACTATTGGATCTCTGTCAGTGGTATTTACAATATATACTCGGTTTCCAAACATTGTGTATATCGGGTTATCTTCTATTGAATGAACCCAAGAAGTCCTCGTCCGCTCATCAGTAGTATTGTATATCTCAGTTGGGTTAGCATATCTTGCATCTCTGTAAATACCATTGCCATCTATTACAAGCAGATTTATTTCTTTTATAAAACGCTCGCCCATAAAACTACCATTAGTAACTGTGCTTTGTTCTATAAACGCTTCAGGTATTAAGCCGTAACAAAAAGATACTGCCTCTATTATAGATTGATTAACTGCATTTACAATTTCCTGCCAATCTATATTTGTGGGCTTTTGATATGTCTGGAGCCTTCCCAGCACTTCATTGACAATTTCTATTAAAGTTACTTGATGGTACGTTATCATATAGGTCGCCCTGTTTTATCAAGTGTAACTCTTGCTCCACTTTCTGGTGGTGCTGCTAAGCCTCTTTCGTATTCTAATACGTCCATATTGTTTATTGATTCAGCAGCCACAGCAGCTACTTCGTATTGTATCTCTTTCGTTACTTCTAATCCAATATTATTCTCTATGGAAAATTTATTTGGCACACGAACATAACCTATCTCGAGATTTAATCTATAGCCACCCATTAATAACAATGCATTATCATGGTCATTTATTTCTACTGTTGTAATATCTTTCTGATTACTTACATCCCAAGATTGTTTGTAGGTCCAGTAACCTAATCTTTGTGCTATCATAGTAGACGGGTCGTCAACTAAATTACTTACGTTGTTGGAAATTGAATTATACGAAATTAGTTTGTGTGGGGGCACGTACGCCAATTGTCTATTATATAGTTCAATTATACCAATATTTGTTTTATATAACGACAGGACGCAATTACGTGGCTCTAATAAAGGGTGTTGTAGTTCTATTAAATTTTTTGAAGTTGTTGTTATATCAATATTTTCATAAACAAAAAGCGGACGTATAGGACGCTCCTCGCCAATCCTTAAATAATATTCAATTACTTTTATTTGGCTGTCGTGAATTAACTGCTCTACATTAGGTAGATTTAAATACCATTCCCTTCCTGAATCTAACAGCGTTCTTATAATGTGCAATACTTCTATTGGCTTCATTGTTTTATCCCCTCAAATCTATCTTCACTGCGATTAATATTAATCTGCATACTCGGGAACAACTTATTTAAATCCACATAGCCTTTCAAGATTTTATACTCTCTTTGATTTACCGTCTCTTTCTGTCCAAGCATAACCATTGTGAGTGGCAGGATAACATCATTATATATATGTTCGTCAAACGAATGATAGTCAAGTATATAACTGGGAGTATCTTCATCCATTATCTCATACACATCAGGTATTATAACTTCTTTATGCCCTGTTATACGTATTGTATCAGGATAAGTATAATAGCCAATATTAAATGATATTACATCGCCAGAGGTAGATCCTTTAAGTGTAAGGTCGCCTCCTCTTATATGTCCAGCATAATGTTCTATATGCTCAAAGGCTACACTCTCGGCTCCTATATATATCTTACTTGGTCTGTATATTGTAGGTGCTGTTATAATGTCGGCGATATTAACCACTGCAGCGTGAGCATATTCATACGATAATGCGGTAAGTGCAATAGACTCACCCGCTATATATTCTGTCTTTATTAGATGTGTTAGTAAATGGTGCTTACCTTCTTTCAAACAATAATTAAAAAAAACAAGCTGAGCCTGATTCATAAACAAACGGATTATCTCGTTGCTCCAAAATAATCCCTGTTTGTTTATTGCTTCATAATCCCGCAGCCTGCGTCTTATGTTTGATAATAACTTATCACCATTCATCTCGTCTCCCTAAAATCCAGGAGGTGGCATCATTCCCTGTGGCATTCCCTGTGGAGGCATCATCCCCATTAATTCAGGTGGCATCCCTTGTGGTGCCATTCCCATTAATTCAGGAGGTAACCCCTGTGGTGGCATCCCTTGTGGTGGCATCATTCCCATTAATTCAGGAGGTAACCCCGCACCACCTGCGTCTGCTGGGAGTTCCAGCTGGTGGCATAGAAGGTTCAGCAGCTGGAGTCTCTGCGGTAGCAGGTTGTTCTTGTGGAGGCAATTTAGGTAAATTAGGCAAGTTATCATTAGCCACGAGTTTTGCATCAAGTAACATTTGCTGTAAATGCAACTTGCCTGCAAGTTCGTACAAAGGCTTCATTTGACTTTGTATTTCATTGACTGCCATTATTTTAGTAAGGGCATTCTGCATTCGTTCTTGCTCTAACTTCTTCTTCTCTTCAACAAGTTCTTTTGCTTTTACTATTATACCAGCTTTCTCAAGAGCTAGTTTACTAACATCTATTGTGGTATCAAGCTTTCTTTTGTGCTCGTAAGTTTGCTGTCCTCTGACAATGCTATCATTCATGACTACTATTCCTTTATCTTATTGGAGTAAACATCTCAGCATCTCTTGTGAGATACTTTCTATCTTCTTCAAACCTATCTTTTATATGCTTCGGAAATTCTCCTAAAAATATTTCTTTGCCAAACATATTATTGCCTTCTATTAAAGAAATAGTATCAGGGTTGTTTGTTTCAAACATGTGATGCTTGAATTGTATATAAAAGTTATATTCAATAAATAGGGCTAAATCTTTTTTGATGCTCGTATATTTCTTTACTGGAGCCTTGCCCTCGACCACGTCTTGACTGACTAATTTATTGACACTAAAAGATCTATCTGGACCCGAAGGCTGAGGCATGTGAATTTCTATTGTTTGCTTCTCACCCTTAGTTGTCTCAAATGTTTGTACTAATTTTTCGCTCATTTCATTTTATTTAATATGTTGTATTAATTCTTGTTCACGTTCATCGAGATACTTCGATACATAACTAGGAAACGCATCTTTAAATATCTCGATGTCGTAAAATTTATTCGCTTCTATCAATTCGATAGTCGCTGGGTTGTTTGTCTTGAAAATGTGCTTTACAAAAGTATAGCATTCATCCTCATCTTTGAATACCGATAATTCGAACGGAATACTCAGGTAGGTTGTATAGCTGGGATTCCCACTGACCAACCATTCTTCTCCTGTATATTCCGCTCCAATCATCTTGTCTTATCTTATATAACCGAAACCAGTATCGATGTCGCCTGCTTCAGTTGAATTTCTTGGTGCGTATCCAGAAGGGTACCTGTACTTGTAGTAATCCGCTGGCTCGCCACCATGTAGTAAATGCTTTTGTCTAAACTCTGCAGTTAAATCAAAGCACTCGCAACAATTCATTACTAACTTCACAGTCGCTCCCGATGCGAACACAATGTCTGCTGCTGCTAAATCACTCATGTAAACGAAATGCTCACCAACGACATAAGTTTTTGTTCCAATAGTTACACTACCTACCGCTACTTCATAGCAATGACCATGCACAGCAACTGTATCAAATGTTGCATCTGTTAATGGATCGGCAACATAGAACATTCTGTAATTATATGTTGCTAATGCACCTTGTCCACACATCTCAATCAACGAAGTTGTGAGGCCTGCTATGTCAGTGGTATACACTCTTTGCAATGTACCACCTACTGGGTCTTTCACAGCGGTATCTATTGTAACTCCCGCACCCAAATCTAAAACACCATTTTTAAATTTATACAATGTTGTGCCATCTTGTGCAAACAAAGTTAAATCATTTACTGGACTTATATATCTCATTTCTTACTCCTTAATTAATTACGCTGTTTTTAACAATGAATGTGCTTGTTCACGGTGCCATGCTACTGACCCTTGCCATTCTACCATTAAGTTCCAGTCACGTCCACCTTCTTTTTGCCACAATCTTGTTGCAAAATCTTTGACTAATCTGATTTCGATTTCTTTAGGATCGATAACAAATAACCAATCTTCTAGACCTGTGCCCATACGCAATAAATCTGTACGTAAGAATTTCAATTCAAAGCCACCAGGCAATACATAAGTATCAAAGTTTAATCCAACTTTTCCTGTAGGTGCCATAGAATCAGTTCTTCTGTAATCTTTAAATGCCATATTAAATCTTTGCAATACTCTTGGTCCTGCAATACCGATTTTCTTATAACCATTTGGATTTGTTTTGAACGCTATGTCATACAAGAAGTTGTTAATGAATTGCTCAAAATCAGTTATTGCACTTGGGTTGTAAGTAGCAACGTTAGTTTTAATAGCATTGTACAAACCTTCCATATAACGTGTCGGTCTAACTGGATCAGAGAAATCTACTTGTCTAACACCCCACATAAGTTTTTGTTCAACGGAACGTTTAAATTCCCACATTAACTCTTGTTGTTGCCAAGTAAACTCTGGTACCGTACCTTTAGTTTTTACCCAAGTTTTCTGGTCGTCAGTCATCTTAATCATAGCTTCCATGTGCTCTACAAAGTTGCAATTATACAATACATCTCTGTGGTGCGGAGTAGCCATAATATCTTGACTTTCCTTGATTGTTCTTCCTAAGAAGATTATATCTGATCTTTTGTTTGCTGGTAGTGTAGCAATAGGTTCATCTTTTACACTTCTTACTAAAATATAACCAGCCTGTGTAGTTGTTGTTGTGCCACCAGTTAAACCTGCTGGCAACGTCAGTACAGACGTAGCATCATCACCCAACCAAATAGCTTGCGTTGGTGTCATTACAACTTGTACGTTTTGTCCTGTCTTTTGGATAAACAAAGTATCTTGCGGACTATAGAACATTACGTCTTGTGTAAATGGTCGTGATAATTGATCTGGTTTAATTAACGCAAATCTTGTATACGCCGATCCAGTTGCCGACCCATAGATTATATCACTAATGGTATCGAAATGGTCGAATGCATCATACTCTATTTGAGTGATTTTAAACGATGTTGGTTTTGCACCTCGCAGGGCATGTTGTGATAATGTCACCAAAGGAGTAGAGTCGGGCTCTAACCTTCTTATGACCTTGTCTACATCTTCCAAGACTCTTAGCGGATCTATAGTTGTAGATGCTATCATGCCAGGTTTAATAATATTGCGATGCATAGTTATCTCCTGTTATTAATTTATAATTACCATCCAAAAAAGTTATCCACAGCTCTTGACCGACTCGTTTTTGAGCCGTTCATTGATTGAAGCGGATTTGACATCGGGGCAGGTGCTGTCGCACTTGTTCTCCGACCTGGCATTACTTTTGGCATCTTTGATGCAGAGATAATTTGTTTATACCCATTACTCTTGCCATTATTTCCTTGTCTTCCACTATAAGCTGTTCTTATTAACATCTTAGCTTGCTCTTCTGAGAACTTTGCTTTGTTTATATCTAATCCAGGATACAACTGTGCGATAGCATCTACAACTGGTCTTAAATCTTCAGGGGACATATCATTTGGATTCATCCCATAATCTGCAATCGCCTTTGTAAATACCGTATCGTTGTGAGTAGTATATTGCTGTACTACTTCTCTTTGATTTTGATTTTGTACATAGCCTGTTAATTGATTGACCATTTGTTTTAATTCATCAACCTCTTTTGCAACAGCCTTCCTCGTATGGTATTGAACTTCATCAGATATTGTATCAAAATATTCAGGCTCTGCTTCCTGTGCTGATGCCTGTTGCGTTGGCACGCCATTCGCATACTCAGGATGCCTTAATAAAAATAAGCCATCGATTATTTGTCCTTCGTCATAACCCTGTGCTTTGTATCGCATTACAGATTGCATGAAAGGACTTTCTTTAACTTGATTGATAAACGGAGATAATTCTTTGAACTGAGTATCGACTGGCATTCCTTGGGATTGCTCTACAATTTCAGCTAACTCGCTTTGACTTAAAACAATCTCTTCAGTACTACCATCCTTATTTACGATGTCAAAAGCATAGCCTACATTGCCGTCTTCTTCTACCCTTTCAACGTCAGAATCTTCATACCCTTCATTCCCTTCATACGCTTCGTATTCTTCGCTGTCACTACCTTCTCCATCTTCCGCATAAGGCTCTTCGTACTCGTATTCACCTTCTGTAGTCTCTTCACCTACATCTTCGTATTGTTCCTCTTGCCCAGTTTCATAGTCATCTGCTGGGTTGTATTCTATGACATTATCTAAACTCATATAAGTCTCCTTGTTTAATATAAATAATTAATTTATTATAATGTGTAATATGTTGATAACTTTATAAACCAGCCTTTGTCTGTGGTGGTACTTGCACTTGCTCTTCCACGTTTCCACCACTTTCTGCTTCTGCTTGCATTATCTCTGTTTCTTTTTGTTTCCGTAATTCTTTCTTTTGCATTTGTACTTCTACCTGCGATTTAATTTTATCTTCTTTTGCTACCTGCATCTGCTGTTCCATATACTCCTTGTATTGAGCATAGTAATTCTTCAACTCATCTTTCTTTGTTTGTGGGAGCGAACTATATTCAAGTAGCATTGGCATTGTTATTTCAGGAGGCAATTGTGCTATCTGGAAGAACTGAGTTAATTGCTGGAAGTATCTTTCGTTTGCCGTAGTTGATTTAACTGCCTCATCAACAACTATATCTATTTGGACTTCTCTTATTGTATCAAGTAGCCCATCGTTAAGATTTAAGTAGAACACATCATCTTGTTCTCCAATCAACCTTACTATTTGCTGTGGAGCCATTAAATTCTTTAACAACCATACTATCCTTTCAGATAATTTCAATCTCCATAATCTGAGGTTGTCAAACAAAGATAACCTTGATACTCCACCTGCTTCTGCTCTTGCTTGAACTGCACGACCACTTTCAGCAGCATTCTCAGAAAAACCAAGTGCATTCTTTCCACCTGTGTAGTCGGTCATCCTGCCAATACTAAAATGAATAGTATTAAATATATCTGGATTTATTTGCGACTCGTTATGTGCTTGTATTGCTTGATGACTATTAACTGGTATATATGGATTTGTTTTACTTGCCTCTTGTCTAACCTTCTCTATATCCCACCCAGTCTTAAGCATAGCCTCAATAACAGTTTTCATACCTTTATTCTGCGTGCCCAAAGCAAAGTCTAATTGCGAGAAAGAACGATTAACTTCTATTTGTGGCGATATTAAGTTATCTACTACTCCAAAGAATAGGCCTTCTAAGAAATAAGAAAAGAACGGCACATAAGGGCAATTAGATAAATTAGTTAACGTCCTATTATATAAGCGGTCACCAATTACTATTGTCTGGATATACTTTGTGGATGTCGTAGAAATGACTGCAACACGCTCAGTAGAAAGCTCATCATCCATAGTTAACCTTTCACCAGATTTAGCATACGTCTTTATTAATGTATCGTAATACTTAACCGCTAATTTTTTATCATCAAACCGCATTAAGTTATTTCCAATATCATCTACTACTACATAAGAAACTATTTTTGTTTGCTCGTAATGTTCATAGTAATCTATTAAGTCTCTATCTGGATTATTATGATTAGCATTATAACCAGTAGTCTTTATGCGATCATCATCATACTTACCATACCCTCGCACATCGCTGGCAAATGAATTGGTTGCTTGTGTTACAAGTTCAGTGGCATCAGGAAACATTTCTAATATTGTCTGCTTAGATAACTTCGTCTTTCTTAACACCCATCTTGCATCTGTCAAGTCAGGTCTTATAGCATTTATATCCCAATACATTTCATCAAAAGGAATGTAATCTACCCTTGGATACCCATACAACATTTCCGATGTATCCCAATATACTAAAGCCCAAGCCCTTCCAGTTATGAGTCCTGTTCTAAATATATCTGTTTCTAAATTATGAATGCCATTTAATTGCTCAACCCATTTCATTAAATAGGTAAGTAATTGTGCAGCTGCTTCATCACCTGGTTCTCTTGCTGCAGCCTTTGCATCCATCCTTGTTTGCATTTGCGTTCCAACGAGATGCTCTATTTTATGAAGTATTTCGTTGAATACTAAGGGCTCTCTTTGTTGATACCTATGTGCTGCTATTTCCTCTTCAGTCCATTGGTTACCAGCCCAGAAGTTTATATTTCTATATCCTGTGGCGTTGAGTTCATCTATTATATTTTTCACAGATTCATAGTCATCGATCACACGATTATATGCTTCTTGTCCTGTTATTCCTAATAAACTATTATCTTGTTTTGCTTTCATTAATATACCGCACTAAAATTTTTTAATCTACCTAATACTGAATTATCATTATCTTTATTTTTAAATGTATGGTCATACCTCGTATAAGACCAATCTTTTGCTCCATCAACCTCGCCAGTCTTTATCAGGTTGTTCTGTTCTTCAACTGATAGTCCTTCCATATATCCAATTGAAGGATAACCAAATCCAGATACAACTGCATACCGCAAAGCGTCTGCTGCATCATCTGCTGCTCTTGTGTCAAGGTCTTCTCTTCTTACATCTGTCCTTGCACTTGTTGTATATTGCAATGAAGGTAATGTTTGCAATAGGTATCTGCAAGTATCAAAGAACCTTAATTTTGGTGGACGTAATGGTGTCCAGTGTAACCACTGCTTTAACATTCGCCATCCATTAATTCGGTCATTATTTGCTGCTACAAAAGGAAACCCTTCTCTCATAAACATTTGTGCAGGTGATTCATCTGACCAATGACTTCTTCTCGAAGTATCAAACATAGAAGGATCGGCAAATACTATTGTGTTTGCTTCTTCAGTTTTGTAATGCATTTTAAAATCTTCAACGTATTTTTCTACAACACCCCACGATACGTACTCTCTGTAAGCATACAGATCTAACGTTACAGGATTCTGTGCTATAAACACCGCAACCGAAGGATGAGCCTCAGTATATCCTAAGTCGAATCCCACTACACGTCGCCATTCTTTTGGAATATCAAATGGCTCGACCACGTGTTTTTCTCCTTCCCATTCATCAAAAAATTGTCCTTCAAATGTATTCCAATCACCGTCAAGCCAAGCCTTCCTTTTTGTTTCTCCTTGCAACATAAGTTTATCTATGTATGCCTTTTGATCTATATGTGGGTTGTCATAAACTTTTGCTGGAACAAAAACAAACATATCAAATCTTTCTTTTTCGTACTGCGTCCAATTAGTAAAGTCAAGTTGAACAAAATGCGTCTTGAAAAATCTATCTGACAATCCACCAGGGTTGCCAGTCATTAGTATTGTTTCTTTAAACGTTGGGATATGTGCATTACGAACAGAGCCCATCAATAACTTAATTACATCTAAGGGAAAGTTAGGAGCTTCATCTATAACCAAGAACTGAGTTTCAGTTCCTTGTGCCTTTTCAGCATCTCGCACACCATCAATAGCTCTAAATTTTATTATAGAACCATTAGCAAATTGACAAGTCTTATGCCTGTCTATATATTTATATTTAAATACTTTGGAAGGAAATAGACGCTCTAATTTAGATAAGAATACGTCTTGTAATTCTGGATATGTTTTTCTAATTACGGTTGTTGATAGACCAGGGTGCTGTAGTGAAGAAGTCATGGCAGCTGCTAAAGACAACCATGACTTACCACCACCACGAGCTCCGCCGTAAAATATAATTTTGCCGTTACCTATATGACGGAATGCATCCGCTTGAACGGCGTGTGGTTTAATATAATCAGTTATATTAGCCAAATGGATCTATTTTATTTGTTGCTTCATCAACTTCACTGCGAATCTTCCAAATGTTCTCAAGTGTAGAGGCGTCTGGAACTTCGTCTTTTCTTACAGCAAGTTCTTTTTCTATTGCATACTTACCAGCCATCATAGCAAACTTCCCTACATCTAAGTGAGTTTTTATATCACGTGAATTTCGNCTTAAGGCATAAACATTAGTCATTGCAGACGCTAACATTGCATCGGCAACTTCTCCCATTTTTTCCAAAGAAGGAACTGGGAGGATAGGTAACCCATCCTCCAACATTAAAATCACTTCTTCGCTATCCACTGTGTTGTCTATTAAGGCAACGTCTTCTACAAATACTTTTTTCATTATTATTAATATAAACAATTATATTCAAATAACAATGTTTTTAATATTTTTTTTCGTGAAGCATACTCCGCAATCTATTATATTCCATCTTTTTCTTGATATGCCAGTCTATATTTATTTCTAATCCTGCTGCTAAATCAAGCAACCTTATAAATACATCAGCAAGTTCATCTTCAAGTGTATCCTTAATAGATATTTCGAATGCCTCCTTTAATCCCTTATGCTCAACCTCGCTATAAAATAGATCGACATCAGCATACTTATCATTCCTATCTGCTTCTAATGCCTCCCCTAATTCACTTGTAATAAGCATTAATTTCTCGCCAAGATTAAAAGGGGTATCCCAAAATCCTTTCTCTTTGGCTCTTTTATGTATTATGTCTGCGAAGCTGCTAACATCAATCAGCTCCCAGTCTGTGTATATTTCTTCTCTCATATAAAACTTGCTGTTTCCTTGTTAAAAGTTAATGGTACGTCTCCTATCTCTCCTGTCGTTCTGTTCTTTGCAAAGTTTATTGTTGCTGCATCATCTGCCGAAGCATCATAATACTGCTTCCTATGCACAAACATTACTACATCGGCATCCTGCTCTATTGAACCAGACTCTCTTAAGTCGGACAACATTGGCATTTTGCCATCACGCATTTCTACTGCTCTATTTAGTTGTGCTAAACATACAACAGGAATGCTTAAATCTTTTGCAAGTAACTTTAAATCTCTGCTAAGTTCTGCTACCTCTCGCTCTCTTGTATTATGATTGTTAGTATGCATCAACTGTAAATAATCCAAGAAAACTATCTGAACGTTATTCTCTCGAACTAATCGCCTTGCTTTTGTTTTTAATGTTACCATATCCATACGACCACTATCATCTACGTAAATAGGATAAGTAGCCATGTGATCCAAGAATTGTCTAACTTCTTTATTCTTTAAAATGTCATTACGATCGCCAATTATATCCTTTCCTGCTGCTTGGTTTAGCATCCTCAGCATTAACTCTTGCTGTGTCATTTCTAAACTAAATATTGCTACAGGTATTTTTTGCTTAGCCATCCGCACTGCCATATCACTCATTAACGCACTCTTCCCCATTGAAGGTCTTGCTGCGATTATAACGAATTGCCCAGCACTAAAGCCACCTTTTAATTTAGCATCAAATTGCTTGTAGCCACTCGTAACTGTTTTAAGATTTAATGGGTTAATGTATTTGTCTAACAAACCGTTAAACTCCTTAACTATTGCTGATAAGTGCTTTAAATTATTATTAAGTGTGTCTTGATTAATCTCTTTCAAGGTATTATCAATATCTAAGTATATATCAGTATAACTATCTGAACCCATTGCTTTCTTTTTTATATTCTCCCCCAAGAAATAAAGTTGTCTTTTGATAGCTTGCTCTAATATTGTGTATGCGACTTCCACTGGATTGTTTGTAGGTGTTGCACTAAGTATTTTAACGTACTGTGCCGTAGCTGCTGGCTTGCTAATACTGAGTCCGAGTTCAGTAATAAAGTTAAACTCGTTAAATTCTCTGTTAGCATAGAACAATGATAGAATAGCATCATAACTTTTCTTTGAATAATCTTCGTCAAAGTGTTTACCTGTGCTACCGAGTATGTTCATTATTTCTTCTAAGTATTCTTGATCTAGGAACAAGGAGCGAAGTAATGTTCGCTCCAGTCCTGTCCTAATCACCAATTCGTTCATAGCAATCTATTTGTCTGTTCGTAATTAGTTATTAATATTTCTTCTCTGTATCCTGTTATTGACGGTACTTTAGCCACTTCGATTATGTTTAAATTATATTCTTTTGCTATGTTTACGATATCTTCGTTGTATGATTCTGATATGCCGAACTTATAAGGATAACTTACAAGATGTTCTACCAAAGATCTAAAGTTTGTTGCATCCCAATAGTCTATACTCTTTTTCCCCATTACACTACACCCGCTTTTGTAATTGTTTGTAGTGTTGATATAAGGTGGGTCAGCATATACAAACACATCCTCGGGCTTTCCCTTNAACGTTAAAGACGGCAATACTTTTTCATAGCCACCGCAAAGAAAATGCGTGCTACTATCTTTAGAGTATCTGTCNATATAATTAAGAACAGTATCTAAATTATTAAGCATAGGGCCCTTTGTTGAATGTCCACCAATACTTCCCTTTAATGTAGTTGACTTACCTTTGAAAGCCCAAGAACTTGCAATAACAAATGCAGCAGCCCGATAGACAACATCATCGTGTCCAAACCAAGACGGCACAGTTATCTTAAATATTTCCTGATGATAAGGGACCTTAGCCAGCATCTCCTTTAATCGCAATGAGTTAACAGGATCGTGTAAGACTTGATATAAGTCATAGACCTCCCTTGATAAATCATTGAGAATATTATACTTAGCAACAGAACTTTTATTAAAAAACATACCACCTGCTCCAAAGAACAACTCGATATAAGTTTTATGTGATGGGAATAAATCATTAAGCAATGGTGCAATTCGTTCTTTATTACCCATTCTATTTGGAAATTTCATTATCTGCCTTTAATATAATTGCAATTAAAACGGAACATCGTCAGACTTATCAGTGTCGTTTGCTTTGCTTAGGTAATTTGATGCCTGCGTAACTGCGTCATCTTGTTTCGTATATTCATTTTCCATAATTTGGATGTTTTCATTTTTTTGTGTTGTAATACCAACAACAACTTTTGATGCGAGGATTGATAATTGGACGTTGCTATTTTTATCTTTGTATAGGTTGAATGAACCTGTAACTACAACTGGTGTAGCGTTGA